AAATGATGATATTAAAGAAAGACCTGCTTCATTTTCAAGTGCGCCACCTCTAACTATACAAACTGTATCTCTACCAACAAAAGTATGTTCACCATTCTTACCATCATAGTTATAAACAGTAAGTGTACCTTTGTCTTCGTCTTTAGCTGTGATAATAGTTGAGTTGGTGTTTACAATAACACACTTGATACCTTTTTTCTTACACGCTTTTTGTATAAGATCAGCAGTAGTGTTTTCTTTTGGATCTTTAGAGTCAGCCACAGTTACCATAGCAACTGTAATAGGTTTATCTCTACGACCTATATCTGTTTCTGTAATAAACTCTTTAAACTTCGGTACTTGCATTCCTAGTATTATCCTTGACTTCAACCTTTTTCCCTATATTATACTTAGCTGATAAGTTCCATTCTTTTTTCTCTTTAAAAGGTAATACTTTGATTTGAGATAATGGTGCTTTATTTTCTGCTCTAGTTTTATCCACTATGTCAATTAAATTCCAATCTTGTAATAATATAGAGATTGTGTTTCTTCTTTGAATATCGTTTTCTGTTAAAGTTGCTTTCTTACCATCTAACGCAAATAGTTCTTTAAAATGTGTTATAAAATATTTACCTTGTTTGTGTAATATATGACAACTTTGAAATAATGTTTTGTCTTTTCTACTTGCAACGCCTATTCTAGTTAAAGTCTCTCTAATCTTTAAAAAGTCGTCTGGTTGCTTGATGGTGACCTCTAACATACTGTCTGGTGACCAATTGATTGATTCTTCGCTCATCTTTTTCTCCCACCTTTAGATAAGGTATTCTTTATGTGTTCAATTTGTTCTTCTTTTAGTATGTTGAGAGCGTCTTTTGCTTTCTCATTGCTATATCCATAATACTCTTTTACATACTCTAAATTCTTCAATTTGGCTTGTGATAGCCACTTGCCACCAAATCGCTTCTTTTTTCTTATACTATTTATGTAAAAATGAAATTGGACTTTTTTGTCTAGGAAGTGATAACCATTCATTTCATTAGCTTGAGCAATACAATCATAATGAACGGAAAGACACTTATTAATAACAAAAGGTGGATATTTTTTAACCCAACTTTCGTCTGTTGTGTCTAATAAATTTTCTTTTGTAAAATTAATTGCGTTTAGATAATCTTTCAATTGATACATGATATAAAACTTTCATTACTTTTTCAAGTGTTTATTGTGACCTTTATGAGAACCCATGTAGTAATCGCCTGGTTCATAATTCCAAACTTTACCGTGATGGCCTCTAACATCAGCCCAAAACATTCTCATCTTAACTATCAATGTTCTGAAGAACGTTCTTTTTGCCATTTCTCTTATAACTCCCTTTTCCTTTTTTGGGTTTTACTATACGAGGTTTGTACTTCGGTGTTCGTACATCTTTGGCAATAGGATTACTTTTTTTGAAGATACTATCAAAGTTTTTCCTATAGGTGTCATTAGATATTCTACTTCGGCCGTCCCACTTTCCTGGCATAATATAACTCTTTGTTCCTATTTAGTTTATTTAAATTTACAACCTGCCATTATCTCTGTTAAACAAGCGACCATATTGATCTCTTGGTCAGCGACAAACGCAGACTTGTATTGATAACCAGCGATAATCAAAATCGCCTGAGGTACTGACTTCGCATCTAACGTGGTATATAGCGTGTCATAGAGCGTCTTAAACAACGCTGAAGCCTCTTTGTCTAGGTTTTGTACAACCCACTTTCTCATGTCGTTAAATCGCTTCTCTTTAAGTATTTTAACAAGTTCTTTTGTGTTAGCCTCACCTAGATTAAATAATATACCACTATCAATCTTACCTCTTACAGAATATCTTTGTAGTTCGTTTATAGTTCTACGAAAATCTGGATAGTATTTCTGTATTAGTTCTGCCAATACCTTCTTGTCAAACCCTATCTTCTCATCTTTAAGCACACCCTCTAGTCTTTTAAGAAAGGCAGTGGCAGTCTTTACTCTTTGCCCATTTACAATTTTAAAATCAACTACCGTACATCTACTGTGTAGAGCTGGTATGATTTTATTTTTGTAATTACAGGTAAAGATAAATCTACAATTTTTGTAAAACGTTTCAATGAAGTTACGAAGCGCTGGTTGAACACTATCAGCATTCATATAATCAGCCTCGTCTATTATAACAACTTTGTGATTTGCGTCTTCGGTCAAAGATACTGTTGATGCAAAGTTCTTAATTTTACTTCTAACAGTATCAATCTGTCTACCTTCATCTGAACCATTTATGATTATGTAATCACTACCTAGTTCTTCACATAAAGCTCTAGCAACAGTAGTCTTACCTGTACCAGCAGAACCTGATAGTAGTAGATTTGGTATTTCTTTTTGTTTTAAAAATTGAGTAAATGTATTTTTTAATTCTTCTGTAAGAATACAATCACTAATTTTTTTTGGTCGGTATTTTTCAACCCATAAAAAATCGGACATTTAAAACCCCCTTAAAATTCAGAGTCAGGTTCTAAAGCTATCCAATATTGTACAGGTTTGTTTCTGTTTACAAAATGAGAAATCTTTGCTTTTGAAATCGCAACATCATAATCATCAACGATTTGTTTAAAGTTTTCTGTTCTAAAGTATCCAGTAAACTTCTTATCTGTTTCGCCCACTTCAATAGAGTATCTATTTGATGATTTGTTTTTCTTATCTGTTGCAATCATTTTAATTACTTTACCATCACCTTCAACAGCAACATCTGGTAGATTTAATGTAGTAGTACCTTTCATTAATCTAGCAAAGTTATCTTTTGTGATTGTAAAAGTGACAAATTTGTCTGGCATTGTAATACCTTTAGTAGGCGATACAATAACTGATTTGTCAGCAAAGAAATATTTAATTGATTGTTTATTTTGTGATATATTTACATTAGTCCCACCATTAAATTTAAGTTCTGGTTTTTCAAATAGTTCAACCGATCTTAAAAACTCTGGTAAGTCGTATATCGCAAACTCGTCTTCAAACTTTTCACTTACCTCAGCCTCTGCCAAGATATTTTTCATAGTAGAAATAGTTTGTATTTTGTTTCCCGGTTTAACCAAAATGTTTTGATTAATATCCGAAAAGTTTTTTAACACGGATAATGTGTCAGTAGTTAGATTCATATTCACTCCTTCATAATTTAATATAATATAATAGTATCATAGTTTAGTTTTTTTGTCAATGTTATAGCTGTTTAATAACATGCTCTGGCGCTGACACTGTATAAGGGTCATCATCATTACTTTCATTATTAAATCCTGGTTCTTCAAAAAACTGTTCTACTACACCATTATTAATAATCGCTGAATATCTCCAGCTTCTCATACCAAAGCCTTGTTTAGGTTTGTTTACTAACATACCCATTGATCTAGTAAATGTACCACAGCCATCAGGTATCATTACTACATTTTTAATTTGTAAATCTCTAGCCCAAGCATTCATTACAAATGCATCGTTTACAGATATACAATATACTGCATCAATTCCTTTATCTTTGAATTGTTGATGCATGTCATCATAAGACGGAAGTTCTTGTCCAGAACACGTTGGTGTAAATGCACCAGGTAAACTAAACATTACAACTTTTTTATCTTTGAATAAATCGCTAGTAGTTACGTCTTTCCACTCACCACCGATAAAAGTACAGCCGCCTTTTTCATCGCTGTCGCCTACTCTAAATTTAAATGTGTGATCTATTAATTCCCACTTGTCCATAATATAATACTCCTATAATTTTTTATATACTATAATATACGGAAAGCGCCAAGAAGTCAAGTCTCAGCGCTTTCTCGTTTTAGATTACTTGATCTCTATTGTTCTAGCTTTTTTGTGTTCTGGTATTACTTTTTCCATAGACACATTTAAAAGACCGTCTTTTAACTCTGCACCTTTGATTTCTACATCTTCAGCGATTGTAAAAGACTTTGTGAACATTCTTTTGGCGATACCTTTATGAAGTACACCATCGTTATCTTCAACCTCTTTTTCGTCTTTATCTTTGACAGATTTGATTGTTAAGACACTATTCTCAAATGATACATCAACGTCTTTTTTACCATAACCAGCAAGTGCTACTTGTATATCATAAGTGTACTTACCAGTCTTTACGATATTGTAAGGTGGGTAATTAGGTACATTGATCGAATCGTATTGATGATTAAACATTGACTCAAAGTGGTCAAATACATCATCATACCCAA